GCCATAACCAACGCATAAAACCTCCTTGATCGAGATCAAGTAATGGCCTCGACGTGAGACCGAAACGCGGGGCACACAGTACACGTCGGGGATGAAGGACCAGAGACACATACGGTAACGTGAACTGCCTGCCCCGCCCCAATAATAATCGGTTCGGAGATACTCAGTTCACAATCCGCCGTACACATCGCCGTGGCAGACGCATCCACTGGCATAATCCGCTGATACGATTTGAGGAAGAAATAATTATCCCTCAAAGCATCACCTGAAAGACCAGGATTCGAAACGTCCCATGCCGAAGTGTTCACGGTAAAACCGGACACATAAATCCCGACACTGAACGCATAGTCACCCGCAGTGGTGAAAGTCGAAAACTGCAAGTTACCAACAATTTTGTTGATACGAACCCGACCGATGGTAGGCACCGCCATATTGACAGTGCCAGCCGTCGGCAGGAGAGCAGGAATCGTAACCGCCTGAAAGGTGACCGGGGCGCCTGAATTGAGAATTGTACCCGCGCTATTTGGAGCCCAGGTTGGTACAAGGTTCGGGGTCCCAAGACCACCGAACACTTGACCAGTCAGAAGGACTTGTTGAAATCCTTCGACCCAATTTCCATTCCCCGACGGCTGCATTTTGGCATACTCCATTGTGAGTCTGCCAGAACCTCGCGCTCGAGCAGCACGCCTACGAGCACTTTTACTTGCCATAATTCAACTCCGCAAAGCGCCTCGAAAAACCGAGGCTAGTAAAGGAAGTCAGACCCAGATGGAACACCCACTGGGTACAAACGAGAACTTGAGCCTCCGTCTCACGACGGTAGCAGGGAGGTCAAACGTCAAACAACTCCCTAAGGCGCATGACCACCTTCGACTTACGAAGACTTGCAACTGTGAAACGCTCACCATCGTTGGAGTCAAGCATCGATAGAGCAAGATCGACCTCGGGTAGCCCCTCTATTATTGCAAGAAGGGCTTCCTCAATATACCGATCATTCTTCCGATGCAACTCAACGAACCCATCAAAAACCGAATCTGGACAGTTAGAACATGGGTCCATTTGTTGAAGCCAGCGATACGAATTCCAAGGACCCTTCCACTTAACGGGAGAGTCCTCACGTAGCCCAACACGCTTCTTGGCAAGCCTCCTCTCATGACCCGTCATTTTAATCAGGGCCCGAAAAGGAGACCTTTCCCCCACATGAATCCCCTTCTTTCTATGATCACGATGATGATCCATTTGAAGGAACTTCACATGATCCTTAGAAATCAAATTCTTTGCGGGGTCCATCTTGATGACCATACCCAACTCATCAAAGAGAATTTCACTCAATCTTGCGATCGACGAAATACCGCGAAATCCGAACACACCGTCGTCACCGTTCACACGGGCACGAACGATTGACCCACCATCACGCTTTGCAGCATAGTGGAAGACCATCAGATTCGCATAACTCCCGACTAAGTTGGTCCAACCCGAACCAGAAGGAATTCCACCAGTCCTCTCATCTCCGTGATAATATCCAGAAGGACACCGCGGAGTTTTGGGTAGGTAGATCCCCGTCCTCATAAAGGCTTCACCACAAAACCTTATGAGATCCTGGACATATCCTGGCGCAAACCACTCCCCCATTATCCTGACAACACGAGTCAGAACATCAAGGGGAACACTGCCATCAAAACCGGTAAAATCAGCTGATAACCAGTCCTGATCGACCGACGCGTCAAACATGCGTGTCATGTCAAGGTCCACCGCATCCTGCCCGCGCCAGGCGACGAACTCAGGTAGACACCTGTGCTCATCAAACAATGGCTTACGGACCTGATTCTCGAGGTAGACCAAGGCAGCACAATACATGCTCAAAGCACGACGATCTGCTAGCTCATGATATCCCTTTGCAGCAGTTCTGGAAGTCCCTATACAGGGATAATCCATCACATTCGCAAGAGGATAACCTCTATTATGAAGGCTATTCGCCTCACAATAATAGTAATAAGCATTCACGACAGAGTCGGAAGTGCACCTCGGGTATCCAAAGTTCGTGTCATCTTTACGAAGATCGACAGAATCTTC